CCAAAACTTACTTCTGGTACCACCACTCTTTTATTTGGGTCTATCCAAAAATTGAGCCAACCTGGTGTAGCACTTCCTCCGGAGAAATACCAAATACCTCTTTCTCCTGTGTTAGGGTTCCAATTGTAATGTCGAAGGCCTCCCATTGTTCCTTGAACAAATCCATTTGGTAGTTGAAAAGTATTCTGAGGAGTTGGATCTTGTACCCTCTTCTGAGCATTGCTTGTGGTAACAAAATTTTCTCTTTGGTTTGTTGTGTGACCTAGTTGTTTATCTCTTGTCGGATTATCACCTGTGTATTCTAATGGACCTCCAATTGCCGGTTTAATTGTAGACGCCCGAGTTTGTGCTCGGGTCGTAACTGGGGTAGGTGTTGGAGTAGTCGTAACTGTTGTTGCAGGTGTTGGAGTAGGTGAACCAGGACTAGAAGCAGTACCGCCACTACTTGGTGGAGGAGTATAAGTACTGTGATTACCACCGTTTGTATGATGATATATTGTACTTCCGCCATTACCGGCTGTATAGTTTGCAGAATTTATAGGTGCTGTAGCACCTAATAAGTTTGGTCCAAGTGTTCCTGCAGGTATTTGTCCTAAGCCTGCTATATTTAAATTGGTAGGTAAACTTGCGAGATTCCCCGGAAGGTTTGCCATTACATTTTTTTGTATATTTTTAAGCCATTGCGTTGAGAACGGAATTGATACTTGGATTGAACCACAAAAAACAACTGCACCCTGTTTAAGTTTTAATTGAGAATTTATATTATCAACATAATCTTGTGAATTATACATTGGAAAAGCAGTTGCAACTGGCATTCCATTTAAGAATATTTTACCTTTGTGAGTAGACGATAAGTATGCATTTGCAGTTGGACCGCCTACTGTTAGAGGGGCATCTAATCCAATATCCGAGTATAATTTTTGAGAAACTGCATTAGCACTAAATGTTATGCTATTATTTGCAGTACTATCTGCATTGCCATCTAATATTACAGTTGTGCCATCAATTGACACTACTTTAGTACCAGAAGCAACATCGCCACCTGATACTGATACAAATTTTTGTACAAATTCATTTTCACTTGATAATACTATGGTATTACCTGTACCACTAAATGTTGTTGTATAGTTTGCAGGTATAGGATGATCGTAACCATATCCTTGTACTAATAATGTGTTTGCAGTTGGCACACCTTTTGCTCTCCAGGCCCAATTATAATAAGTTGGTTCTGCATACCCAATATTTACAACATGTTCGAGTATAGTGTCTTCACCTGCGGAATCTAAAGTTAAATCATGGTCTTCCACAAATGTTACTGATACATAATTATCTACAAATGTAGCATTACCAAATAAATCATCTGAGAATGTTATTGTACTACTTGCACTACTATTTGCATTAGATGATAGTATAACATTGCCGACTGCATCTACAAAAAGTACTTTACAGTTTGATGCAACATTACCGCCTGTAACAAGCATACCTGCACTTATTAGACTGTTTGAAGTTGCTAGTTGTATATTAGCAGTATCAACGCCTGTAAAGGTACTTGAAATACTTGTAGGTGCTGTATAATCACCAGGTATAGCAATAGTGTTAGCAACACCATTTACTGTTAAATCTCTTATTCTTTGAACACCGTCGTATAGTCCAACGTGTTGTAGTTTTATGTCGTCGCCACGTGTTAGTATTGATGTGTCAACATCAGTTGTAACAACTAATCCGTCTGTTTTATTTACTGTTAAATTTGTAGTCGATACGTTACTACTTACAGTTGCGTCTTCTACTGTAAATGTTGTTGTAGTAGTATTAGATGTAGTGTACTCTACACTTTGACGTACAAATGTTATGTTAGCACCATTTGAGATGTTTGCATTTTTAGTTAAGCCTATATTTAAACCAGATATACTATCGACTCTAGTATCGTTTGCAACGCCAGTTCCAATTACTGACATACCAGTTGTAATGCTTGTATTTGCTTCTGTTATTACTACTGCTTTACTATTTGTTACAGTTCCATTTACTTCTGAAATTACTGGTACACTTATGTTTGCTGTTCCTGTTTGAGTAGTATTTGTAGTTAAACCACTTACATTTACGTTACTTACTTTATATAGATTACCATCTAGGTTACCACTAGCAGTATCACTGAACTGTACATAATTACCATTTACTAGGCCTGAAACTTGATTAGTATATGATACTGTGCCGTCTACAGCAGTATCTACTGTTGTTACTATTGCAACTTCTATAGTATTATTTCCTATAAGTGTTGCGTTTGCTATTGTGCTATCAGCAGTAATAACATGAGGTTGAATATTTAATACATTACCACTTATGTTTGGTTCAATCTTTTCGATTGCAAGTACCATTGGTCTTGTGTAAGTAATATCAGTAATGTCATATGAATTTTTAACAACTTGTTCTTCGTTAAAGAATAATCCAAGTGGTGTGTTTACGTCCATCAAAGTATTGTCATATACTGATTCACCATCTTGGTATTGTAAGTTGTCGTAATATGCACTATAAGTATTTTTATCTCGTTTTAATGCAATAACGTTATCATAATATTTGTTTATATTGTTAGCAGTATTTTCTCTGTTTCCATCTGTAAATTCTAATAGACTCTTATTTGTAAATAATGAAACTGATGGACCGTTTAAGTCACCTTCTATGTATGCAACATTACAATTTGTGTCTACCAGTTTGTATGCATTAAAGTCTTTGTGCTCATCGACAGCAAAATGTATTATGTTGTTTGCACCTGGTATTTTACTTGCTTTCCTTGTAGTTCTATCGAATAATTGTTCAAAGTTTTGCAAGTCCATTGCTTGATAATTTACATTGTATTTTGAAATATATCCTGAGTTTGGTAATGGTGTATACTTACTGTCTACTATACCTAAGTGGCTTACACTAGACGTTGTTGGCCATAAGTCGTTAGTTGCCATATCTGTTGGTCTATGTATTAGTCGATCACTGTCATCAACATCAATTAAAATAGTTGAATCTGTTTTATCATCAGGTGTAACTTCAAATGTTCTAATCTGTTTTAGTTTTGCCGCTAAGGCATCATTTGCTGTAACTTTAATATTTAATATACTACCTGGTAAATCTTGTTGGTAAGTGTCTTCTAAATCTATTGTCCCGTACTCAACAACCTCAATTACAGTATTCTCATTCAATTCACCTGCTGGTAGTTTAGATACGTCATAGAATGTAATAATATTATTACTACCTGACTCGCTTACAATATAACCTGCAACACTACTAGTTTCTAACGAATCGTCTAATTTTTGTCCGTCAATGAAAACATCTAAATGAGGATATACTCCGTTTATAACTGTTCTATTATCTATATCAATTAAATTAGTATTGCTTACACCATCGCTAACATCTGTTGGTATGAAATTAAATGCTATATTGCCGCCAGTTGTTTTACTTGTAGGTCTTATAGTTGTTCTACTACCTGCATCAAATACCCAATCGACACCTGCACTAGTTACGTTGCCGTCAACTGTTGCTATAATATCTGATTGTGCAGTACTATTAGCAGTTTCAAAACTGTATCGCTGTCTTGGTTGATATCTTCTTTCTTCTAATAAAAACTTGTTTGTGATATCATCAACAATAGCACTATTACCCTGCCCGGAAAGTTGGAAATCATTACCTTGAATTTCTAGCAAGTAATTTGTTGCTGTAGAAGTAGTTATTTCAATTGCTCTTGCTATAATATTTGCATTGACATTAGCACTTAAATTTATAGTATCTGCTAATTCAGATACTGTTGTTACAGCACTTAAATCAATAAATGTATTTGCATTACTACTAGGTGCAAAATGGTCTGTAATATGAATACCAGTTAAGGCATTTGCAAACGTTCCTGCACCAGGTAAGTAATCACTTGATATTGCATAAGGCTTACTAAAGTATGTTGTGAGGTTTGCTGTAAGCAACTGTGCCGCAACAACTGTTACTGATGGGTTTATAGTATACCCATATCCTTTTTCACTTACTGTAATGTCTTTAATAGTACCATCTGTTTTTAGGTTTACTATTGCTTGAGCAGTAGTACCTCCACCATATGTGAAACTTCCTGGAATGTCTGCTGGTGGTGACTCAATCTCTAGTATTGGTTTTGTATAGAACTTTGTATTTCTACTCAATACTTCTACTTCATCTACAATACTAACAATGTTTTCTGGATAAACTAGTTGTACTAATGTTTTTTCACTTTTAATTTCGTCTTCGTCAATTTTAACATCAAGTCTTTGCTTGTTATTAGTATCACCAAAGTCTCCAATCTTAAGAGCCCATTGGTCAAATATACTTACATTACCTGGAATGAAAACTTTATCACTGTTTAATAGAACTTCTAGACTATGCTTAGTACCTTTGTTCCTAACCATGCCTTGATAGAAATCAAACTGGTTGTCATCAACTAATTCAAATTCTCGTAAGTATTTTCTTTCTTGATAACCGTATTGTCTTCTACTTGCTTCATAAACTTGCTTTTCAACAGGTGTGTAACCTATTTCGTTATATCTACCTATATCACTTGCAAGTGTATCAAAGTTTGGTTTCAATCCGTTTTCTGTTATAATAAAGCCTTCACTAGATAATGTACCGTTCCAATTTGCGGTTCTCTTACCTTTAACTTTTAAACGTTTTTGTCTTTGCTTAAATACTGGATCATAAATTGTATCACCAAATTGTGATTTATTATTTACTACCATTGAATGTTCTAATTCATTAGTATGTAATGTGATACCAAAAATCTGTTTTTCATTATCAATCGGTGCAATAGATATAACATTATTTTCTCTGATTATCTCACACTCTTTTGGAGATATCATTTTGCCCTCTTGATCTAGTATACTAAATTGTCCTTTATAAGATTCGTGTATCTTATTGATTCTTCCTACTAGCGAAGCAAATGTTATTTTACTTGCCATTGGACTTAAATTTAATGTATTACCTGTTGACCATTTACCAATGCTCCAGAATAAAAACTGTTTGCCTGCATATAGCCAATCGTTTACATCATTTATTTCATTATTAAATTCATCAAAGTTATAACCTATGGATTTTTGATATCTGCCTAAACTAGTTAAGAAGTCAAATAAATCATCTATGTTATAATAGACTGTACCGTATTCTACTCTGTCAATTACACCTGTGCCGTCTAGATAGTATGTTGCTTCTGCACCGTTTACTTGTGGTAAAACACTAAGTCTTTGCCATACTGTTGTATCAGTTACGACAGTTCCTGCTGGAACGTATGTTGTTGCTCTATAATAGTTATATCCTGATTTTATAATATTACCGGCATTGTATGCCAATGCACTATCGTATATTGTAAAGTCTGCCGGATCTCCGCCTACTGCAACTTCTGTTTTTCTGCCTGCTTTATCACTTGGTATAATATCAAAATATCTTTTTAAACTACTGTAACCTAATACTTTGTAGCCATTATTTTTTACTTTCTCAATTAGTACACCTGTATAATTATTTGTAGTAGATACCGGTCCTTCGTGAATATCAATTTGTAAATCTTCTTGTGGCAATATTAAACTTGAACTATTACCTGTTGTACTGTAAGTATCACTGAATACTGTCATAGTATCTTTATCAATGAAACCAGCAAACTTATGTCCTAGTTTACCGTTGACTGATCTAAATGGTTTAGCAAATATAGATGAATTGTTTAATCCTTGGAATCTTAAATAGGAATCTATAAATTGTGTATAACCGCTATTAGTACATAATGTTTTATTATCAGTTTTTATATCGCCATGCACAATAGCATTTTTAACTTTGTATCGCTTGTTTGTATTTTTATCAACTAATTGATTGGTGTTTGCAGAAGCCCGAATAAGTTTCTCTGGTTCTGCAAACACACTAGCAAACTTACCTGGCTTGGTAAGAAATAATAATTCTGTAATTGCAAATGGATAGTATTCTGAAATCTTCCATGCATTTTCTACTGGTGCACCATCACTAAACTTCCAATTACTACTTGCTAGTGTTGAGTTAGCAGAGTATACTGTTGATTTAGTACTGTCTAACGAGTATGTTAAAGTACCCGTAGTGTTTAAAGTTTGTGTACCAGTTAAATTATTTCCTAAATCTGGTGTATCTATAAACTTGCCACCAACTGTGTATGGGTATGCTGGTTTGCTGTCTGCATCTATTGTTGCAACATAATAATATGTTCCTGTAGGAAACTCTGGTGTTAAACCAAAGCGGCCATTAAACTGATCTAAGTCACCGCTACCTGGATTGTATGCATAGTCCTCTATAAACTCACCTGTGGGCAAACCGGTTGCTCCACTGGCTATATCAGATCGAACATCTGATCGCAATTCATAACTGCTGTCAATTCTCTTAATTGCACTACTGACGTTTGCTCCATCAGTATAACCATATGGTCCATAAATTGGCAAACCATCAAATGCCCAACCTACTATAGGTGAGTGGCTGTCTGTTGCCCAACTTGTAAGTCCAACTGTTTGTGGACTTGGTTGCTCATATCCGTAAATGCCGTTACTATCAGGTGAACCACCTGCAGAATCTCTATCAAATTCATTTCTAAACATTCCATTGTAATGCCAGTTGCTACTGCTTTCGAATATAACACCTGTATTACCATTTGTAATCATTGCACCGTTTACTGCAATACCTATAGCAGTATTGCTAGTTGTTGTTGCATTTGCATAATCATTGTAATATGCTAAGTTACCACTTGGTTGTACATTCGATGCTAAATTGATACTATAATTAAATGTTGAATCTGTAATTTCGTTTGTATTATTTGCAGACGGATATGTTCCAGTATCGTGTCCTGGAATATTTTGCGTTGTAATGTTTATAGATGTATTGTATTCGCTAATTGCTAAACCATCTGTACTTACAAATGTACTTGCATTAGCACTTGGTGTACCTGTTATTGATGTAGTAAAAGAAACACTTTTAGTAGTTGAGGTAGTACTAATAATATTTGCAGGTGCTAATAAATTACCTTGTGCGTCAACTGGTATTTCAATATTCAACCCAATTCTTCTAAAAGGATTATTTCTAGTTTTATACCTATTATTTTCTACGTTTTCTCTAGTGCCTTGCCTAATTATTCCTTCTTCGAGGTCTTTCCATAATGCAGTATTTGTTGAAGCATAAGAAGTACCGTATTGTGCTACCCACCAAGTTGGCTCTTTTGTGAAGCCTAACATTTCCCATGGATGAGTATGTGGTCGTTCTGTATCGTAACATGCTTCGTATATACCTCTCCAGTAAGCAGGTTTCTTAGTATTGCTATTGTAGTTCCATGTCCAGAAGTCATCTTCTTTGTAATATTCGTTAGTTACAAAGTCAACGTCATTTCTTGTAATAAATTTATTAAAACTTTCTCTTAGGATATTATAAAAGTCACTTCTAGAAAATCCTGTTGTTCTAAATCTTCCTGGTCTAACATCATACACATTTAGATCAGGGTGTTCTTCTTTGTCTCTGTAGACTTGTAAAATTGTATTATAAACTCTTCTTTCAAACTCTAATAATATTTCATCTTCTCTATCATTTACTGCTACATGCTTACTGCCGTCATGTCCAAGTATAACTTTAATTGGTTCGTTAAATGATGTATCTGTAAATATTTTTGGTTTACTAACAGGATATAAACCCATTGCACTTGGTGTTGGTGGGCATTGAGCACTTTCTCTATTAGTGTTAAAGAACCTTGCTTTAATAGTACTACCTAACACTAAATTATATGTATCGTTAAACGTTAAGGTTACAATACTATTATTACTGTTTATACTATAGTCAGTATCAACAAGCAACATCTGATCACGACCGTTGCTGTCTGTTTCGTAAACATACACTACATTTTCAATTTTAGTTAAATCTAAGTAAGTAGATAATGCATATTCTTTTTGATTTGTGTTGTTGACTAAGATACTTTCTTCATCATATCTATCACCAATTGCTAACATGTAACTATAGTCAAATACTAGTTTGCCTGGATTGTAAGCAATAACATTTTGGATTGCAAGTTCTAATACATTGCTATCAGTTAGTTCAAGTATATCGTTACCATCAATATAACGTTTAATTTCTTTTCTTAATCTATTTTTATACTTTATGTATTCGTCTGCATTATATCTTAATGCATCAAGAATATTAAATTTGTCGTTGCTGAGTAAGAATGCCGCAACTTGTAAGTCGTCATCTGTTTGAACAATTTTGTTAGCAAACTTATTGTCTTTTGTTAAATTAGAGAAGTTACTACTACCTAACGATTCTCCTACTAGGTGTTCTTGATTACCAATTAAGTTTTTATAATGCTCTAAGTATTGTGGTTGACTTATTTCTAAAATATCTACTTTATCAGTATTTGAATCCCAACTTAAAGGTAATTCGTATCTACCATCTCTATTTTCGCCAAGCACATATCCAGTACTTGTTGCTGTTTGTATATCTATTACATCATTTAATTTTAAAGTAAATGTAGCAAATTCAATAGCAGTTAGCACACTATTATATGTAAATGCTGTTTGTCGTTTGCCATTGATGTAAACTCTTATAGAATTATCATCAGTAGGTGTGGCAGATATTTCCCATAATCTTGTTTCTGCATCTAGATGATCTTGTGTAACTTGATATCTGTCTTCTACTTTTTGTTCGAATGGAGTATTATGTCCTCTCCACATTGTTCTGTATTCTATATTTCCGTTTGTTAGTTTTTGCTTGTAGTATAAGTACCCATTTATGTATGAACTAGTTGATCCTCCAAATGGCACATAACTAACAACATCTGAATTTAAATTATTATTAAATACAATTTCGCTAAAGTTATTAAAGTTCTTATATTCTAACGGAAATCCTAATACACTATCTTTTGATGTATTTGTTGCAGGTTCTTTATATGAAAATATTTTTGTACCTGCAAACGAGGAATCTGGGTATGTTAAATTGTCGTCAACAATATTTCTTTTACTGTCATATGCTTTAAACAGAATTGGACTATTGACTCGTGTTTTCTTTTGAGACAACAACCATTTGTTCCCATTCCAGTAGTACTCGCTACCTTGGTTTTGAGAACCAAATAATATAGAAATGCTGTTACCAATTTGTGGAACAAAAGGAACAAAGTTTGCATCACCATCAACTGCACCTGCAGGGTTTGTTATGTCTGCTTTTCTCTCTAAACGGACTCTATCACCGAATGTAATAGTTTGTAGATCTGTAAGTGTTATATTTTGACTTACTGTAATTTGTTTTGTTTCTTGATCAATATTTGTCACTACTACTGCTGTACTAATACCAGTACCTGTAACAGTAGCATTCTCATATATATCTGCAGTATCAGTTACTACAAATATTGATTGATTTGTTATAGCACCAGAAACTGTTTTATCTACTGATCCTTTAACTATATAAATGTACTTTGAATGTTCTTCAATATCGTCTGGTATTAAAATTATATTTTCTTCTTTAATACCTTGACTGTCTATTGGTGCTGAAATTGGTCTACCAAGTATTTCTGCTTTTGTATATCCTGCGGCAGTTAAGTCAGCATTAAAATCTAAACCCACATTACCAAAGTTATATATTTCTATGTCTCGATCAAATTCTAAAATAGGTCGTTTTGCTCTAAATTCTTTGCCTGGCAACTCTGTGCCTGCATCAATAAATGTATCTTTGTGATGCCAAAAGTTTATTCTACTCCAGATGTTATTATCTTCTGCGGCACGTTGCATAAGAATGTAGTCTGGGTTTGTTTGAGTGTTACCTCCGTCCCATGGTTCGTTATCATAACCATGTAAACCGTCATTGATATAAACTAAGAAGCCATCAGCATCTGAAATGTACCCTTGCCAATAAGGATTACCGTTTAGATCTGTATCTTGTAGAGTGCTTACTGGTATTGTTGATTGTTCGCCTTCTGCATCGAAATAATAATATAAACCTGTACCAGTATCAAGATAACCATGTGTTGAAATTATACTTTCAGACAAAGCACCTTGAGGTATATCTGTTGCTATTAAGTTAGATTCGCCATTGTATATCTCTTGATCCCATGGAGCAAAAGATGGAGTTGAAAAACTTGCGGAAAAGTTTTGCTCTTTATTATGTAATATAATGCCATTGCCAACATTCTCAACAATATATCTCGAATCTTTAAAAGATTGCGGTATTACATAATCGCCAGCAAATTCTATTACTGCACCATTTTTAAAAGTATATCCTGAAGGGTCAGTGTATGTTACTTTACCAACAATATCTTTTAAAATGTTTATTGGGTTAGTTGCAGTACCACTAACTACAATTGATTGTGGTCCTTCTGGACTCCAAAAGTATTCTTGGAAATTTACAAATTTGTCTTCATCAATGGGAGGCAATAAACTATAAAAATCTGTATTGAATAAATTATTTTGATTCTGCGTATCTACGCCGTAACTATCTAAAACATTTAAAAAGTCACTGTAAAACATTAAATTTGAACTTCTACCTGTCAATTGGTCTACACTATTGACAACTGGTTCTAAACTATATTTTTCTCTTGTTGGTGTGCTCTGAGGAACATATACATCTGTATCTGGGTCATAGTCGTCGAACTCTTTTCTTCCAATATATGCAGACAAGTTTTCAACATTTGATTTGCTGAATAACTGTTCTACTGTACTTTCGAAAAAGTTTTTTACAGTAGTCGTCTGAATATTCTTAGGTAAATTTTTATACTTTTTATCAGCCATTTATTTAATATCCACTACCTGATGAACCACTACCTGAACTGTCTGCTGAATTATTAGACACGGTGTTGTTCAAACTAATTGAGTTACCTGTTCCTGTGCTAGTTGTACTTTGATCTAAAACATAAGTTCCATGATAATGCAATATGCCATTTGGCATATAAAATACTTTACCAAAGAATTCATGTGTCATGCTAGTTCCGTCACCAGCAAAGTCAGATGCTTCTTTTGTAGCATACAATGGATAGTATCCATTGATAGCATATGGTCCCACAGCATTTGTGACACCATCATATGTTGTTAGTAAACCTGTTGATGATTTGTCAGGTCTAATATTAGATTGTGTTAGTTTATCTACAACGTCAATGTCTAATATAGTTGCAGTACTTATAAACAATTCGTCTGCATCAGATTTGACTTGGAATAAATCTCCAAATACACCACTGGCAGTCTTTGGCACAATAACAATACTACCTATTGAGTTTCCTACTTGTTGATGTATGTAACTACTCAATTCTGTAAAATAAAATGTGTCGCCAAAATCCCAATTATCGAGTGTAAAGTATCTATTTACTGCGGCAATTACTTGCGTTCTAATTTCGTTATCACTTAAACTTGTACCTGGTAATCTAACAACTTTAAATCTTGCTTGTAATTCAGGTATTGCATCATCGCCAAATAACAATTTAAATTTACCGCTTCTGAAAACTAATTGGTCACTAGCAGATTTTAACTCATTTAAATGCCTAAACTCTGTTTCTAGTTCTAGTGGTGTAGGTGGTGTAGGATAATCTGTTCCTGGTACATTTAAATATGATTGCATTTCATTGTAATATGTAGATGTTAAAATAAACATTTCGTGTACATTACTAATACTAGGATCAATCCTTACACTATTGTCTGCAATATGTTGCCATTTGAACACAACTGGTTGTTGTCTGTTTGCTTTTGTATTTTGAGTATACGATCTTCCTTTTTTAGCAAAAAATGTTGAAGATTGATAATGTGATACTCTTTGTAAATTTGTACTACTTTTTGACAGTTGATAAACTTTACCATCTGCTTTTGCATATACTTTCTTGTTATGTAGTTTTCCAATAGTATTATCAAATGATGAATTGCTTATTCCAGTACCTTCAATTACACCTTTATTTTTTACCAAGTAGTAATCATAATCATTAGTTAAGTGAACAGTACCTGTATTGTTTTCTGCATCACCTATGCTGTTACCAGCAATCCTTGAGTAGTCTGCACTAAAGTTTACGCCATTTTCTTTTCTTAAATCTAAAATACCTGCTTTGATTGGTCTGGTATATGTATACCCATCAAATTCTTCGTATTCTTCAAATAAAATAATATCATCCCCACCTACAAAGTCAGCAAATTGTATAGGATTGTTTGGTGCATCTCCGCCTTCGCTATTGATAGGAGTAACTTTTACTTTCTTAGGATCTGTAAAGCCGTCTGCGTATGTAAAATTACCGATTGCACTATAAATGATTGGCTCGTCTAATCTTGTTGTATCTGTGACATATTTAATCTCAATAGTGTCACTTCTATTTTGTCTGGCTGTAGTATCTACACCATAATGATTTCTATCATCTAACTTAATTTGTAAGGTGCCTGACTGTGTAGTAACATTACTATCTAATAAGAATAATCCAAAACCATCACCTGCGGCTCCTGGTCCTAGTGTTCTATTATTATTAAATGATGTGCCTTCTTTGTTGAAAGTGTATGCAATATTTCCATTGCTGTCTAAGATGTTTACACCAAACGTTGCATTTGTAAATGCTACATTTATGGTTGGTAAACTATCAATTATTCCGGAGTTTTTAACTACAACAACGTTTGCATCATCTGTTGTATTTGGGCTGGTGCCTAATTGTATTGTTATTTCGTCAACAAATTCACCGGTACCTGTACCATTTTTATATAAACCAAAGTTAGATGTAATACTTACTTCTATATCACTGTATTCTATATTTCTAGAAATTAAAGGTATATTATTAAAAGTATCACCAGTTGCCTCAAGATACCATGCATCACCTATATTGTTTGTTCCTGTATCTCTCCATTCGAATACTTCACTGAAACTCGGTCTAACATTTAATGTTGTAAGTTCAATTGAATCAAATAGTGCTAAACCTGTTGCACTATCCTGTATTCTATTAGTATTGACATTATAAAATCTAACATCTTCTAGACTCTCAAATATAAATTGTGTGCCTCTTATTTCAATGTTGTATCGGTATGCACTTGCATCAACAGGTACATAAGTAAATTTTAATAACCAACTTGCATCGGCTTGTCCGCCGGTTTCATCACCTGCATTAGCAATACTAAATTCTGTTTCTGTGGACAAGTTATTATTTTCTATAATATAATATCTATTATCAGCAGGATCAAATCTTAAACCAAATGTTCTTTTAGATGATAATGCGTTTTGTAATTCTGTTCTTTCTAATGCAAATAATGTTTTTCTTAAAACAGTAATAATTTGATCTGATTTCCATCCATTTGGAATTTCTCTATCTAGTGTTATAGGACCGTCTACATTTGTGCCACTAGCAGTTCTAATTGCATTATTTGTAATAGATACTATTTTTGCCCATTTGTAATCACCTACGTTAGCAGGATCATAAAATTTCAATACAGAACCAGCCTGTATAATTTTAAATAACGCATTTGCTGTGTTTACGTCTATTGCATTATTAGTTGTATAAGTTTCTGTTAAAAATCCTTTACTATTTGTATCTTTTTTAGGTAATGTGTTCCATGCAATGTTATATAGTTCTAAATTAAATGTATCTTTAAAAGATGCAGTTTCTAAAAATGAATCTCTGAAGTCACTGTATATAAAATCATTTAGTTTTAGATTTTTTAGTACAGTTGGCATTTTTGTATTTACAAAATCCAACGGTGTATTTACATTGTCAAAATTAAAGTAATCAGAATCATTTGCTATTTCAGAATACAATGCACCATCTTCTGCAATAGAAGTTGTTGTTTGGAATGTACTTGTTGGGTCTGTGATATCAATATATCTACTATGACCAGCATGTGTTTTATTTGTTACTTTTAGTTTTGCAATGTTAGTACTTTTTGCTAAAGGGAGTACTTGGTAATCTTGGGCACTAATCATTCTATCTTGTGAATAGTATGTTTGTGGTGCTCGTTCTTTAATGCCTGCAACAGTTTCTGCAGGTAGGCTGTTATTTACAGCATTTTCTAATCTTGTTGTAACTGTGAGTTCGTAGTTTTTGCCATCTCCATTTACATATGGTATAGATGTTGTTACAACACCAAAATCATCTGGCTGTACACTAAATCTCTCATTGTCACTTACTCTATAGTAAAGTTTATATGTGCCTACTGGAACATTAGCAAAGTTACCATCAGCAAATTGTAAGTTGATTCCACCAGCACCTATGTTTTGTATAGCATAAAGTAACGGAGTATTTTTTGCTTTAACATTATACATCAGTGTTTGTCCAACAGTATTTGGTACTTTGACCCATTTTGTTAAAACACTTTTATCTGTATCTATTTGTTGTAAGTAAACATCATCTTCATTGATATCTTCTACTCCAACTACTTGTTGTCTGTTTTCAACTGGTTGTGCAAAATTAAATACTTGGCTACCTAATGTTCCTTGTTTGAACATCATAAAGAATCCAGTATTGTTACTTGACAAACCTAAACCATCGTTTCTATGTACTATAGAAAAGTTATTTGTATTGTCAGGATGTTTTTCGTAAAAAAATCCATTGTCATCGAAATCCATGTTTACATAATCAAATGCTCTTGGAACTCCGTTTATGTCTCTTTTAAAATTAAATGATAAAGGAGCATTTAAAGGAGTATTGATATCGTACTTATCTGTAGCAATACTTCCTACTGTGCCTGACTTTACAGGCTTACTAAATCTGTTGACGTTACCAAACGCACTATTTAAAATAGTAATAAATTGTTCGTAACTGTCTGGGTTGTTGGCATCATTCCAACTTACTGTTCTGTTGTTAAGTGGATTGTTTGAACTATCTGTTAAAGGTTCTGATGTTGCAACACTTACAATTTTTGCTAAACCACTTGCCGCAATATTTCTTTTTGGATTGTAACCTAATTGTCTTGCAAGTTTAAATACTGAGTCTCTTCTTTCTGCAGTTTCTAAAAAGTTCTCTCTAGTGTTTACATCCATTCTAAATGCAATACTTTGACCTAAGTAGGCAAGCAATTCTATAATTGCTATAAATTCTGAACTTTCTATATAGTCGTTAAAGTTCTCTGGAAAATTAGTTTTAATGTATTCCACCATTGCACTTCGAATGGTGTCAAAATCGTATGCTTGAAAGTCAACTTGACTGTATGCCTGATAGGCTACTTCCCAGTCTTCTGCCGCAAATAGATTATTTTGTCTGCTGTTTATCGCCATCTTAAATCTCTGTAGTACTTCTTGCAAATTCTAAGTATAATACTTCCTCATCTAAGAAAGGTAATATTTTTAAATTTACAACTATTTTAACAGTATGATCAAGTGCTTCTGTGAATAAATCTTGCATTTCTACTCTAGAATCTTTTTCTACTACTCTACGAACTTCATCTTCAACTTCTTGTATAAGAAATCTATCTAATGGGTTCATTAGTATGTCTTCAATTCTAGTGCCAAAAGAAGGCCTCATTACTCTCTCACCTTTTACTGCTGTAAGTTCGTTGAGTAAGTCTGCTTTGATTAGTTCGCCGTCCGTTAGTGTATACGGGGGTCTAACTCTTCCTTGGGTACTAAAGCCTCGATATATGTTTGCCATATCAATATTTATCACAAACCTTTAAAACACGTTTTAAATTAGCCAAAAAAACGGTTGACTTTCTTAGTACTATAATATATATTATATGGTGTGTGACGAAAGTCACATTTAATTCATTTTTTACACATTACAGGAATAAAATGCGTAACATTATAGAATATTTTGATAATATTTGCAAGAATGCCGGCAAGGCAAATAGAAAGTTAGTTATGTCGGATAAGTCACTAGGTTATGGTAATCGTTTCCATAAGATGGTATCCAAGAAAAAGAACAGGTTTGAGTCGGTGGGTTTATATGACTCATTTACTAAAAAGTATGTTCTTTTTGAAATGGTCAACTTAGTTGGTCAAAAAGATAAGATACCGCAGGAATTTAGAGACATGGAGATGCTTATCAAGAATGCCTTCAACAACTAAGGAAATAATTTTTTTACATGGCACCGGGCAGTCAGCATTGAGCTATGAGTTCTTTAGGGTATTCTTACCTGAACATAATGCACATTGCTTAGAGTACAATGTGCAATCAGATTTTCATGTTATTGTCGACAAGTTTCACAATTACTATTTAGATAATCTTGAAGGCAAACAGGTATACATTGTAGGTCATAGTTATGGTTGTCTCTTAGGTATACATTTAGCCATGAGGCTAGAGTCGTGCGTAGCAAAATTTATATCTCTTAGTGCTCCATGGAAAGGCAGTAGAACAGCCAAATGGCTTAACATGGTTTTTAGACAAAGTACTCTGTTTCAGAACACTAGACCAGATAGTGACATAATACAGTCATTATCTAACTTTGACAATGATTTTCAGATAACTAATATTATTACTACCGGACATAACGACGGTGGTAATTTATTAGCAGGATTTGGTCAAGAAAAAAATGATGGACTTTTAACAGTTCTAACACAAAAATCTTATCCTGATAATTTTAAAAATGTAACCAATATAAAATTTCCTTTAAGTCACAATGAAGTTTTACTTAGTTACGATGTAGTAAACATTTTAAAAGAAGAAATATTTAATGAGTAATCAAAACGTAACATTGAATAATACACTTGAAGAAGAACTTAGGTTGATGTTAGTTGAAAAAAATAATGAGTGTGCGGCATTAAGAGCTGAAAATAAATTGTTAAAACAAAATATTGCATCTGAGCAAGAACAAAAGTATAATGCTTATAAGAGGCTAGCCGATAAAGTAAGTTAGTTTTTTAGTCGTCGTTTTTAGGACGATAAGCCAGGCTCTCTAGTTGTAATAATACCTAATAGACTTTTTATTTTATCTACAACACCGTCTCGTTTGCCATCTGTAGGCATAGGATTTGTATTTTCATCTACCTCATCAGGACTTGCTGGATATTCCCATACTGGCGTTTCTATAGGTTGATCCTCAAATTCACTAATAGTATGTGGAACTGCTGTTCTACCTTTTCCGGCCTGTTCAGCACTACCGCCATCGTTTAAATGCACAGTAGAACCAAGAACGTTATTTCTATTACTTGCTTGTGAAGAAATGTCTCCTCCAGATTTAATATCTACTGCACCATTACCAAATGCTTTTATTCTGTTGTCTGCCGCTATTTCAATGTCGCCTACAGCACTTTGTTGAATGTTTGTACCTGATGTAAGATGTATAGCACCAGTACTATCTGTTTGTAATACAAAGTCCCTTTTGTTAAGCCAGTTAGTGCTATTGCCTATATTTAAACTAAAGTTTCCTTTAGGGTTTCCATCTACGTCTGTAAGAGTATCAGCAGTTTCGTATTCACCTGCTTGTACATATATAGAAGAATTTGCTTCTAAATTTAAATTTTTATCTGCTCTGATATTTACATTACCTTTTGCTCTCATGTTAAAATCGTTATCAGCATAAACATTTATATCACCCGAGTCTGACATTTCTATCCATGCAGTACCTTTTTTGTTTATAATGTAAATATCTCCGGAAGTATCATCAAGTAATATTTGATGCCCACCGCCGGTTCTAATTCTAATATTTTTACTCACGCCTTCAATGTCACCGTCATCTAGAACAATGCTGTGTCCTGCTTCTCTATGAGTATTATCTTTCTTACTTGTTCTTAGATTAGGAATTTCTGGTCCAGGTGTAAGTATACCAAATACCTGGCTTGGTGATTCTCTCCTTGCTGAAGAAATGCTTATACCTCTTACAGGATCGTTTATTAAACCTTGCTGTAATATTGCTTTAGTAACATAAGGGTGTATAGGTCTTTTTGCATTTACACTATGGCTTACAGATTCTTCATTTCTATTTTTTTCTGCTACTGGAACTTTTATGTCAGTACCAAATGCGGCACCAGCCGCATTACCAGGAACCATATTTTGTAATTGGTCTGGGAACATACAACTTATTACTACAGGAAACTTTCTTTTACCATCAGCAAAACACACTAATACAAAGTTACCTGGGTCAGGTGGAACCATCCACATACCATATGTTTTTTGTGTATCATGGAAACCATACACTTGATCATCTTGTCCTATTTTTGCTGAATGTGTGCTACCAGCAAATGGACTACTCCAATATGCATTGTAGTACCCGTTAGGATCATCTCTGTCCTTACTTAACATTGGAATATAAACTGTAAGTCTACCGGCATGCGTAGCATCTTTTGGCCTTACAATAATTTCACCAATGTATACTCCAAAATCTAAATCTGCATGGCCTCGTAACTTATCTCGTAGTCCTTTATTAGTAACTCTAAATTTATCTGCGTTATATCCCATTATGTATCATCCTGGTTATATGAATTTTGTGTCATATCAAGTTTTGCTAAACTTAATGCTGTTTGTTTCTTAGCCATTGTTTCTATTTCAAACATGCCATTACTAAAGTTTGCTGTTACACCAAATAGTTGGTAAACACCACTTAAGAAAAATGCAGTACCGGCTTTACTCATATACCCTGTGTTTTCATCTTCATCATCTATATTTGGATCTCTAACACGTGGTGTTTGCATTGTAAACAAAAAGTAGTTATCACTTCTATTGTACACTATGTACTGATCTGTGGAATCTTCCTCGTCTTCATTTGCTTTAGTTACTTTTTTAGGTGCCTTAGGTTCTATCTCAGGTGGTCCTAAATACCAAGGATCACCTCTAACTTTTAATCCTAAATCAACTAATATACTTGCATCGTTTACATTTTGAAACATATAACCAAATAGTGTACCTTTGGCGCCACCATCACTAGTGGAACTATTGTTTACAATTACGTTGTGATCATAAACCATTCCTGGCAATGGTCCTACATCTAAGTCTGCATCTTTATTCATTGCGTCATTCAATGAGTTAGTAACTTGCTGATCTGTTAGTTCGCCTATAACAGTCGGACTGCCACCAGCATCGTGCATTAGGTCAGCACTATAAATAAATCCACTTGGTTCTGGTTTATAAGTACCTGGTAATTCGGTTGTTGGTGTTCCAGGTAACTGTCCTGAAGCAACTGACTTATTATATGCTAACGGATCTTGCCCACCTGCTTGTAGGTAGTTTATAGTCTGTGCTACCCTGGCTCTTGCTTGTTTGTCTTTTTGTAATTCTTTCTTTTCGCTTTCTGTTAAATTTAATCTATTAGCAATGGCATCTAAGTATGCCCCATCCTTGCCTAGTTTATCTGCTATTGCTGTAGGATCTTCTACTGCCGCGGCTGTTTTTGCTTTTCGTTCTTTACCCTCGTTGTCACCGTCGGCTGATGGACTACCTGGTGCATTTGGACTTGATGAAGCATCACCTAAGTAACCTCCACCTGGTGCGGCTAATAATACTTGTCCTGCTTTATACGAAATATCAGCACTAAGTATTTGATCGTTAAGTCCTGTGTACAAATAATGGTATGCTTTTTTAATAAGCATTTCTTTTACACGTTTATTTACTGCTTCTTTTGGCAGTTTTAATTCGCCTCCTGATAAAG